CTTCCTTGTCAAAGGGGATCTTGCCCTTGTTCATCTGCGGTGTGAACTCCGTGACTGGTCACTCGGTTGGCTCCGACATGGGTGGGCTTATCACGGATCCTGACACCATGGATCGCATCACCAAGCAGATGAACAAGGGCAAGATCCCCTTTGACAAGGAAGCCCTTGGCCCAGTGTATGACGAGAAAGGTGAGATCACTGCCTACGAGCGTCTGATTAATCCGGATATCCTGGAAAAATACAACCGGCCGCGTTCCAATCTGGCTCTCATGTTGGGTGCATGGGCTGGCCGTCAGGTTGAGGAGAAGATGGCTGCCCAGTATAACTACGAGCTGGTCGTGGAGCTGAAGCGGATCTATGACAACCGTCAGGCCAATGAGGATGCGCTCTACGTGGATATTACTGATCCGGATCTCAAGGATGAGGTCTACAAGGAGAGCTGGCGTGTGATTTCTCCTGAGACGAGGCGCATGATCGAGATGGTCTTCGGTGAGGGTGAAGGCTTCTACGTTCAGAAGTCCATGATGAACCTGGCCCTTGGATATCCGGAGCCCACGATCGTTGATATCTGGACGGGCAAGACCCGGATGCCCAAGGATGCCCAGAAGATCGTCCAGGCTGCTGCTAAGAGGCTCATGGGTAACAAGGCGGTCACCATACTCTCCCGTGGTGAGGAGGGCCTCCAGGGCACGATTTCAGCCGCTAAGGATGTCATCGTGGTTCGGTCCTTGATCGTCCCCTACATGAATACCCAAGCCAACGTGGTCCAGCTCTTGGCCCGTGGTGTTCCGCTGAAGGTGATGCACCGTGGCTACGTCGACAAGTTCGTTGAGATCGAACAGTTCAATGAGAACATCAAGAGGCTCATGGTTATCAAAACCAAGATCGCTCTGGCTGGTAACGATGCCAATGCCGTGAGGATCCTTGAGCAGCAACGTCAGGTGATCCAGGATGAGAACCTGCGGATGAGTATCTCTCCTCTGATCCTTGCGGGTCAGTATAAAAATATCTCGGAGGGTATCACTGATCTGGATGTCGAGTTGACCAGTGGTCGGATGGCTGAGTGGGTTGAGAACCAGGTGAACAAGCTGCCCGGTGTTGCACAGGGCATTGTCAAGCAGGGCCTACTCTCGAAAGACACGAAGGTCTACAAGATGGCCAACAAGGCTGTTCAGTATGGTGACTTCCTCGCCAAGGCAATCTATTACGATTGGCTCATCACTGAGAAGGGGTTCAGTGAAGAGGATGCCATGAAGAGGGTCAACGAAGAGTTTATCAACTTCTCCGTTCTTCCGGGTCGAACAAGATCTCAGCTTGAGAGCTTGGGAGGGACTTGGTTCCTGTCCTTCAAGATCCGGGCAATGAAAGTTGCGTTGTCTCTGATGAGGGAAAACCCAGCACGAGCTTTGATCACGGCTGGCACGATTGGTGAGTATGGTTCGGCGGTTAATGATAACGCTGCCACAGTGATCTGGCAGGATCGGTTCGGATACTCAGTTGGTTGGGAGATGCTCCTAGCATCCCCCGAACTGAACCCATACATGCAGTTGGTGGATTGGACGGGGCTGGAGATCATCTGACCTATCAGGGAGAAGAGGGCCTCTACCTCTTCTCCCGCATAGATCGTTCATGAGCTTGAAGACCCCTGTGGGCGCTGAACATCACGTATAGTATGGCACAGACACCGGCCACTGCTCCGAGGAAAAGCAGCACTCCTCCGATGAATGCTCCGACAGTTACGATGACGACTGCGGCCACAGCGATCGTTATCGTGATCGCTATGGCCTTGAGCCATCTAACTATCAAAGATGGAGCCCCTTGCCGGCTTCACCGGTTCCGGGGTATCACTAGGGGTGGCTTCCGCCTGCCCATCATCCTCGGAGGATGGGTTTTCCTCGCCCCCGAAAAGGTTTTTTCGCGAGGTTCCCTTGGGGGCGGGAGCCTCTTCCGGAGTGGCGACATCCGGCGTGCTTTCGCCTTCTGCTGATGGATCAGTTCCTCCGCCGTCGCTATCAGGACCATCCTGATCAGGTGTTTCCACATCGGCGCTCTCCTCCTGGGTCTTGGGCTTGTTCTTCGAGCCAGGTGGGCGACCGCCACGGCCACGCTTCTTGGGCTTGGGTTCCTCCTCCGTAACGTCAGCGACGATCTCGTTGGCGACCGGATCTGAGGTGGGGACGAACATGACCTCGGCGGTGATGTTACCGCTATGGTCAGCCTCCAGTTTAACGCCGGAAGCGTTGGGGATATTCAGCGTGCTGACATAGGTCGTCAGGGCACTCTGAATATCGTCATGGTCTAGCAATACTCGCATGGGCGTGCTCACTTTCCTTGGTTCGATTTCAGTGATGGTTACGAGAATGTGCTCCTCTTCGGCATAGCCTCCGAAAGCGAAAGACACATGAGGAATGTTGAAAAGGTCATCGTCAAGGATGACTCCGGTCTCAGTCAGAGTGTCGGAGAAGTATTTGTCCACGATGGATCCTGGATTCATTATATCCAAGCGTCTCTTGGTCTGAGGGAACACGTCATAGTGCAACGTGATTACCCCAAGCGGGGGCACGTCCTTCAGTAGTTTGGTTGCAATCTCGTAAAACTTGTTCTTCTGTGCCGAGAGGCTACGGAAGTGGAGGTTGCGGTAGACATTGAGGTTCAAGGCTTGTCTCTTTTTGCTGGATGTCTTAATCCGCATCGGGAGCCTTATCCTAAATACTCGTTGTTCCACAGCAACCTCCTCTCTCGTGTTGGTCAGTCGAAGAGACTATTCTTCGGCTTCGGCTTGTCGGCCTTGGTCCCGCCGCTGAACGGCGTGCCAGCAGCCTTCTTGCCGCTCGACTTGTCGTAGGTCTGGCCCTTGTTGCGGTCGAGCCACTTCTCCGCGTAGACGCCAGCGTCGGCATCCATACGGCTGATGGCCTTGAGGACATCACCGTCAGTGATGACATCATCGAAGTCACCACCCAGGCTCTTCACGAACTCGGCGACTTCCGAGATGGTGACCGTGGGGCCGTTGGCGAAGAACTTGACCACCTCGTTGATGTCCTTGACCTCGCCGGTCGCATCATAGGAGCCGGTGGCCTCGTTCTTGGTGGTCTTGTCGACGGTCTGGCGCTGGAACGCGACCATGACTTCCTCACCATGCAGTTCGGTGAAGCAGTCGACGGCCTGGGGCAGTTCCTTCTTCGCCTCGAAGTCGTAGAGCTTGACAGTCAGCTCCTCGACATCCATGGCACCCATCTCCTTGCCGGCGACCAGCAGACAGAGGGAGTTGACCTGGTTGAAGCCGGGCAGGTTCTTGGCCTCCAAGGTCTTCTTGTCCTTGTAGGTCACATCGCCGTCACGGTTCGAGACCCAGATCTGCTGGCGATACTCCTTGCCGTTGACCTCCAACAGGAGGGTGACGTTGCGGGCCTCGGACTTCGCGGCCTTGCCGATGTAGGCGGTCTTGATCTTGGCCAGATACATGTCCGTATCCAAGATGCCAGAGCCAGCCAGGAAGTCATCTTCGACTTTCTCGGGGGCCGTGGTCTTTCCACTGAAAATATTCGTCATATGGTTATGACTCCTCGTTGGTTGGGGTTAGTCGGCGTAGTACTTCATCAGCCGATCGATGACACGCTGGGCGTCATTGTTGATGTAGGTCTCTCCATCAGTGAAAAGACCCCAAGGAGAACGGATTCGATCTCCTACCGATGACTTCACGGTTCTGGTCTGGAAGACGTGCATGTATCCCAGATTGCGATCTCGATCCGTGATCGTCAGTGCTGCGCCTTCCTCAGCTTCCTTCAAGATCTCCTTGATGCTGAGCTTCTTGCAGTTGATGACGGTCGTGAAGTAAGCCTCCAGACCGTTCTTCTTGAGCGCACCCTTGACCGGGACCATGTAGTCAGTCCGGCCAGTGGCCTCATTGAGGAGCGCATCCAGGTGGCCGAGCATGATGACGAATGCCTTACCCTTGGCCACGTAGTCGTAGATCAGCTCAGGGAAGAACTGACCATAGTTGCCCCATGCTGCCATACCATTGGCTGCTCCGATGACGTGGACCGACTCGAAGCGGTTCATCATGAAGCTGATGGTGTCGATGATGACCGTGTGGAACCGACCCTTGGGATCATCGTTGATCTGATCCAGCAGGTCGAAGATCTCCTTAGGGTCGTCGATCGTGATACGTTTGAATTTGTTCTTGAATGGCAAAGGCTTGCCGCCCTCGCAGTTGATATACAGGACGCCTTCTTGATCCCGCATATTCATCAGGGAGAAGGACTTGCCTGCTCCTGACTCACCGCAGATCAGGACGCTGTTGGGGTTCTCGGTCATACTCACCTCGTTGTTTGATTGCTGTTGCGGGGAGGGTCCGCTCCGGGGATGTCGCTTATCCCTCCCCGCCTTCAGGCAGAAGAGGCCGGATTCCAGGCTTCCGCTACCAATCCCTGGACCGGCACCAGGGATTATTCTCGGTGGGGGAGCGTGATCTCCGTGAAAGGCTCACTCCTCCCCCACTCTTACCGCCGCATGGACAACGGCGATCCGTCAATTACAAAGAGCAGTTTAAGTCCCGACAGGGCGTGTGGATACGGGGGGGTGCCCATGTGCTCAGGTCGTCCAGCACGTTTCATGCTGAAGAGTTGGCTGTCCATCTCAGCCTTTCGTAACACTCTTTAAGTCCGTCTGCGTAATGACCAACAAGGCATTACAGAAACCGGGATCAGTTTAAGTCACGACGGTCCAGCAAAGACGCAGTTGATCAGGTCGTAGTCTGAGCGGTTCCGAAGGCTGTTACGCCATTGGTTCCTTTAAAACTTGTGTCGTCTACCGCCCATTCTCGGAAATTCTTCTGGAAGGCGTGCAACGGGATCGAACCGGGACACCCGTGCGTATCGGCGAACTAATGCCTACCCGCCCTTATCGGATCTACAGCAGCGAGGTTCATAGATACCCTCACCAACCAAGTGGCCTTCCAGAACGATCACACATACTTCTGCGCGACCGACTTTAGGACGGTCATTTCCACTTCTTCTTTGCTGAGTGGTGAGACCGACCTTTCGTTCAGATTCTTCACCTTGGAGCACAGGTCGTCATAGTCACAGCCTGCGTCCCGAAGCATCATCGCGAAGTTCAAGAGGTTGTTGTTGCGGCTCCCGATATCCATGTTGTTCAGGAACCATCTCTCCAAATGATCCAGATTGCCAAGATCCGCCACCGAGGTTACATACTCGGTATTCTTCTTGGTTTTCGGAATAAAAGGTAGGACATCCACGAGGGCTGTCCCACGATGCACCGTGATCTGGGTGTTGTCGTTTGTCATCCATTTCTTCGAACGCTGGTTCGCAGCGGTGTCCGAGTCAAAGGGCAACCAGAGAAGGAAGTTATTCATGAACTCGCGATAGTCGGTTTTGTCCAACGCGAGGTTGTAGTTGGCCGGTAGGATGAGTCGAAAGCGGTTCTCCTCATCGGTGTGGCGCTTGGTCGTTGCCGTGATGAAGGTATACTCCTTGAGGAGTTCCTGGACAGCCGCCAAAGAGATGGAGTTGTCCACGTCCACGACGAGCATATTGAACCCCTCGATCACGTTGTCTTCCAGACGATGTTCCTTCTCAAAGTGATGGTTACACCAATGAAGACCAGGTGCCCCAAGCAGCTTGGGCAAGTCCTCGAAAGCCTGATACTCAGGGCTGTAACCAGAGGCGAAGTGGTCGGAGAAACTGAAGCTCAATCGCTGAAGGTCAGTCTCTTTGAGTGTAGAACCAGAGAAGAAATCGACTCCGCTGATGACACTCCTCTTAATGACAACGTGGTTGCTGATCCCCCAGGCCATTGCCAAGTCCATAATCTCCTTACGTGGAGTGGAGGACGAGGGGTAGTATGGAAGGTCAGCAACCAAGTCGGCATGAGTAAGCACCGACTCCGACTCTGCGAGATACTTCGCCAACCTGACGAAGTTACGCTCACGTTTGATGAGAGTCTGGAAACTCTCCCCACTCTCCTCGGCAACCTTGATGGCCTGCCGAAGATGTATGGTGGAGATCTGGTCTTTCTTATCGAGGAACGCATAGACGCCGGCCAGCTTGAGCGACTTGAAATACCTATGCGACATCTCAGCCTTACGGATGACATCGTGCTCAGGCATCTCAGCCGCCAACGTCTCACAGAACAGACGATACGCAACCAACTCGACGCCCACATCACGGGGCACCGTCAGTTTCTGGCTGTAATACTGATCGTCAGCCAGGCTCTTGAGGTAAGTCCTCCATTTGGTGAGAGCCTTTGAACGGCTCTTAGACACCAAACTGTCGTAGACATCCTCCGGAACGATAGTCGCGGAGACTGCCTCAGGTCTACCCATACCGAAGAAGCAACGTCGAGCGTATCCCGTTTCCAGGAATGCATAGAACTCCTCCTCGGTCTTGCTCCCGTCAAACAGACGGGAGGTCGTGCCGAACATCAAGACATTGGACGGGGTGGCCCCGATCAAATCGAGACCACGCTCATTGTCCGTGGTGTTCTTGACGAGCTTTGTTTTCACTCGTCCGAGATCATACAGCTCCAGAAGGATATTGATGACCTCGGTGTTGCCCATGATGTTGGAGCCAATCTCATCCATCTGGAAGTTGATTGGCTCCAACAT